GTTCATCTAATTATATTAAAGATGTTCTGCGTAATGAATCAAAATATGTATGGTTGGGTGATGTAACTCAACTTACTACATTATCAGTTGCGGCAGGTAGAGCAGCTGGACAACCAAAAGTCGGTGCAGCATTTCAAACTTTTGATAGTGCAACAGCCTCTGAAGGTGTTCTTGGTGGGTCTATGGGATGGGGCGCTGATGGTTATAGTTCTGCGACTGAAGCAGTTTCATATGCAAATCGAACAGCAGCAGGAAAAGGTTATAACTTATTTGCTACTCAAGAAGTTGTTGATGTTAATCTGATTCTCGGTGGAGAAACAGATGCTGGTACTAACACGACCTTAGCAGGTATGGTTGGACAAGGTTCAACAGAAAGAAATGACGCAATGGTATTTTTATCACCCGGTTATACTGCCGCTGTAACGACAAAAACAAATGCAGCTGTAATTGCTGATAAAAATATTTCTAATAATTATTGTGTTTATGATGGTGCATGGAAATATCAATATGACCGTTATCGAGATGTGTTTATGTGGGTACCGATGAATGGTGATACTGCTGGTCTTTGTGCTAGAACAGAATATACACAAGATGCATGGTGGTCACCTGCTGGTTTAACCCGTGGACAGATCAAGAATATTGTTAAACTTTCTTGGGAGCCTACGAAAGCAGATCGTGATGAATTATATAAAAGTAGTGTTAACCCTTTAATTAATGTGACTGGTTCTGGTGTAGTTCTTTGGGGAGATAAAACTGCTCAAGTTACTCCGACCGCATTTGATAGAATCAATGTACGAAGATTGTTCATTGTTCTGGAAAAAGCAATTTCTACCGCTGCTAAAGCAATGCTATTTGAATTTAATGATGTGTTTACACGCAACTCATTTGTAAATATGGTAACACCTTTCTTGAGAGAAGTACAGGGTAGACGAGGTATTACGGACTTTAAGGTAGTATGCGATGGTTCAAATAATCCGGGTAGTATAATTGATTCAAACCAATTTGTTGGTGATATCTTTATCAAACCAGCAAGGTCTATCAATTATATTCAATTGAATTTTATTGCCGCTCGTTCTGACGTTTCTTTTTCAGAAATCGGTGGTTAATCTTATAAATACTATAAAAACTTAAAGGAGTAATAAAATGGCAACAAATATACATGAGTTTCAAAGCAAGTTTAAAGGGGGAGTGCGACCGAATTTATTCGTATGTCGTGTTACACCTGCAACAGCTGGTTTACCAGACTTTGAGTTTCATTGTAAGGGAACATCATTACCTGCATCTACTATAGGCAATATTGATGTACCTTATCATGGGCGACAGTTAAAAGTTCCGGGAGATCGTACATTTGCAGATTGGACAACGACTGTATTTAATGATAGTGGTATGCTTATCCGTGGTTACATGGAAGAATGGATGGCAATGATACAATCACATGAATCAAATACTTCTCGGTTACCTTTTCCATATGGTTCAGCAACCGTTTCACAACTTCATAGAGATGGTTCAGATATGCGTAGTTATATTATCACTAGCATGTATCCTACAGAAGTTGCAGCTATTGACTTGGCATGGGATTCAAATGATGCAGTAGAAGAATATACTATTACTTTTGCAGTTAATCATTGGTTTGCTGGTCCTGGCACCGTAGCAAATGGTACTAGTTCTGGAAGTGTTCGTGGTGGAATTAGTGTTCGAGCTGATACGGATGGTAATATTGGTGTTATGGGTAATGTAATGGGAGTTATTAGTTAGTATTTAAATTGAATTAAGGGGGTGAGTTTCTCACCCCCTATTATTATGAATTTTTTAAAAAGGTATTATACATGGCATTTGAATTATTTGGTTTTGAAATAAAATCCAAGGAAAAAAAGCAGGGCAAAACTTTTGTAACACCAGAAAATCTTGATGGTGCTACACAGATTATTGATGGGGGTGGGATTCTTGGGCATTATCTCAATACAGATTCAGATGCTCAAGATGAAAAGAAGTTAGTCCAAAAATATCGTGATATGGCTTTTTCACACGAAGTGGATGGAGCCATTGAAGATATTATTAATGATGCAGTTATCCATGAAGAAGGTATGCCTGCTGTCGCCCTTGATTTGGAATCATTAGATTATACAGATAGTATTAAAGATAAGATACATACTGAGTTTACTACAATTCTTGATCTATTAGATTTTAATTTAACGGGTGCAGATTTATTTAAGAAGTGGTATATTGATGCAAGATTGTATCATCATATTGTAATTGATATGAAAAGACCAAAGGATGGAATCAAAGAATTAATTCCAATTGATCCTTTGAATATTGAAAAAATACGAGAAGTAAAAAAATCAAAAGCCGGTGCAAATCAAGTAGAAGTAGTTGACAATGTATTAGAATACTATCTCTATACACCAGATCAATTTGCTGCTGGTAAATATATGCAAGGCCAACCAACACAGAATGCTATTCAAGTTGCACCAGATGCTATTTCGTATGTTCATTCTGGTTTAGTTGACCAAGTAAGACAAATTATAATTGGTTATTTATTTAAAGCAATCAAACCGTGGAATCAATTACGGATGATTGAAGATGCACTTGTTATCTATAGGTTAGCAAGAGCTCCTGAACGAAGAATATTTTATATTGATGTTGGTAATTTACCGAAGTTAAAAGCAGAACAATATCTGCAACAGGTAATGAATCGGTATAAGCAGAAGATGATATACAATGCATCTACTGGTGAAGTTCAAGATCAACGAAAACATCTTTCTATGTTAGAAGATTTTTGGTTGCCAAGACGAGAAGGTGGTCGTGGTACTGAAATCAGTACATTACCGGGTGGACAGAATCTTGGTGAAACAGATGACATAGAATATTTTAGAAAAAAACTGTACAAGTCTTTGAATGTTCCAATCTCAAGAATTGAGGGGACTGATTCGACACAGTTTAATCTTGGAAGAGCTTCTGAGATTACAAGAGATGAAGTAAAGTTTGGAAAGTTTATCGGTCGTTTACGACACAGATTTTCTGTTCTTTTTACAGACTTACTTAGAGTTCAGTTAATTCTAAGAGGTATAATTAAAGAAGAAGATTGGTGGGAAGTTAAAGATCGTATTCGTTATATTTGGGCCAAAGATTCTCACTTCATGGAGTTGAAAAATTCTGAAATTATGAGAGATCGTTTAGAATTAGTTTCAATGGCTGAGGAGTATGTTGGTAAATATATTTCGGCCGAGTACTTGCGTAAGAACATCTTGCAACAAAGTGATGAACAAATGAAAGACATTGATAAACAGATAGAAGCAGAGAAACCAGAAGAAGATGAAATGGGAGATAACGAAGATGGAGATGAGGACTTCTAAACCTTATAAAACTATGAAATCTATTTTAAAAGTTAAAACTCAAAGTTTTATTGAAAATTATAAAAAGAATTTGTTTCAAGATATATTAGAAAAACCAGAACTTGATATAGTTAATGAAAGTGATAAACAAGTTAAGGAATGGATTAAAGATGGTACTCTTACAGATAATCTATTAGTTAACGCTATTAAAAATGTAATGAAAGAGAGGATTAAAAATGGTTGATATAACAAGTAATATTCTAAAAGATATTTTTGGTAAAAGACTTAATAAAGCAAAAGAAGGTATTGCAAAAAGTTTAAAAACTAAATCTTTAAAGGCTATTGAAGATTATAAAAATAGTTTTAAATTTGAGTTGCCGGGAACAGAACCAAAGGCAACAGTAGAACCAACATCAACACAGGAACCAGAGAAATGAAAACTTTTAAAAGTTATTTAAAAGAAGGTCTTGAAGATGTTAGACGAGCTAATCGTGAAAAAGAACGTGCTTTAAGAAAATCTAATAGAGACAAAGAATCCACAGTTAGAAAAGCAGAACAAGATAAAGAACAAAAAAAACGTAGAGCAGAACGAGAAAAAAACATAGAGAAACAATTAGCAAAAAATAATAGAGAAGAAAGTATAGTTCAAAAAGTAAAAGAGTATATTGAGAAAAATGGTAAAAGACGTAAGTGTGTAGGTGGTGATGGAAGAAGAAAAGAAGCAAAAGAAAAAAAGACTGAAGCATCTGGTGATAAAGAAGCTTATCAAAAATTTTTTAATGCAAAGTTAAAAAAATATGGTGTGTCAAGTCCAGAAGATTTGAAAGATGTTGACAAGAAAAAATTCTATGACGAAATTGATGCTGAGTGGGAAGGTGATAATGAAACCGATTGATGATATGATTAATGATGTTCTTGATGAAGTAATGAATAAGATGGCTCGTATGAAAAGAGCAAGAATGATGAAAACGAAAGGAAAGCAGATTGCACGAAAACGTAAAATTGCTATGAAACGAAAAGCAAATCCTGAGAAGTTAAAAAAACGAGCAGCGAAAAAAGCAAGAGAGATAGTTACAAAAAAACTTTTAAAAGATAAATCTAAATCTGATTTATCAATAGCAGGAAAAGAAAATTTGGAAAAAAGATTGGATAAGAAAAAAGCAGTTATTGCAAAAATTGCTAAAAGAATTTTACCAAAAGTTCGTAAAGCAGAAAATGAACGACTTGCTAAAAGAAGGGAAAAAGAAAAAGAATGAAACTAATAACAGAACATATAAACGAAGTTGAGTATATTACCGAAGGTAAAGGTAAAGAACAGTATATTAAAGGTATCTTTATGCAGGCTGATATTAAAAATCAGAATGGTAGAGTTTATCCTCATGCAGTCTTGAAAAAAGAAGTTAATAACTTTAATAAAAAATATGTTGCAGAAGGTCGAGCTCTTGGTGAACTTGGTCATCCAATGGGACCTGTTATTAATTTGGATAGAGTGTCTCATGTTATTAAAGAACTTTATGAAGATGGAAAGAATTTTATTGGTAAAGCCAAAGTAATGGATACTCCTAATGGTAAGATCGTTAAGAATTTTATCAGCGAGGGTGTTAAACTTGGTGTATCTTCCCGAGGTATGGGAAGTGTTAAATCTAATAAAAAAGGTGTAAACGAAGTACAAAGTGATTTTGTTCTTTCTACGGTTGACATTGTTGCTGATCCGTCAGCACCAGATGCATTTGTCAATGGTATTATGGAAGGCAAAGAATGGGTATGGGAAAACGGTGTTATTAAAGAAAAAGATATTAGCGCTATGAAAAAGACTATTGAAAATGCAAAAATGAGAGAATTGGAACAGAAAAAGTTAGAAGTTTTTGAAAAATTCCTTCAAAATCTTTAACATTATAAATATACAAGAAACAAATTACTTTTAGGAGATTAAAAATGGCAAAGAAAGAAACACTCACAGATGATGGAAAGCTTGAAGAGGTTGATATGGAAGAAGTGGAAGAAGCTGCTAAAGACGATAATAAGAAATTAGGTATGCCTGCTGTTGATGGTGAAGAAGGCCGAGAAGATTCCGAGGAAGATGGAGAAGGCGGAACAAAAAAGAACAGCGAAGAGAAAGCTAAAAAATCTAATGCTTCTGCAAAAGCAGAAGGTAAAACAAAAAAAGAAAATGATGACGAAGATTACGAAGATGATGACGAAGATGACGAAGAAGAAATGGAATCTAAGTCCAAAAAAGAAGGCAAATCTAAAAAAGAGGGTATGCCTCCTTGGTTAGATAAAGACAAGAAAGATGATGACGAAGATGATGAAGATGACAAAGATGAATCTAAAGCCAAGAAAGAAGAAAAAGAAATAGATATTGATGTTTCTGAAGATGTTTCTGCTCTTATAGATGGTGAAGAACTTTCAGAAGATTTCAAAACGAAAGCTGCTACAATCTTTGAGGCTGCAGTTAAGTCTAAGATTGCTAAGATTCGTAAGCAAGTTCGTGAAGAATCTAAGAAAGATATTGAAGAAAAAACAGAAACTATGCAAACAGAAATGACAGAAAAATTGGATGAGTATATGAATTATGTTGTTAAAGAATGGATGGAAGAAAATAAACTCGCTGTTGAACAAGGTGTTCGCAACGAAGTTACAGAGAGCTTTATTTCTGGTTTGAAGAAGTTATTTGAGGAACATTATATTGATGTTCCAGAAGAAAAGGAAGATGTCTTTGAGAGTCTTGTACAAGAAGTTGCCGAATTGGAAACTAAACTTGACGAGCAAACTCAGAAGCACATGGATACGGTGAAAGATTTAAATACTTATAGAGCTAAAGACGCATTCCGTGATATCGTAGAAGGCATGGTTGACACAGACATTGAAAAAATGAAAGAGTTAACTGAAGATGTTGATTACGAATCAGATGAACAGTACAAAGAAAAACTGAACATTATTAAAAACAGTTACTTTAAATCAGAAAAGAAACTGGAAGATAATAAGGATACGGCAGCAACTAACAAAGAAGTGACCGATGGGAAAAGTGATGGTAGTATAGATAGTGTCATGGCTGCAATTTCTAACTTAAAGAAGTAACCTTATTTTAAATATATGGATAAAGTGAAATGAAGTTTGTTAAATTAAAATTTTAAATTAATAAAGGAGAAGTACAAATGTATTTATCTGAAACTATTCAGGATAAGTGGAAACCAGTAATGGAACATGGTGACCTTCCTGAGATTAAAGATTCTTATCGTAGAGATGTTACTCTACGACTCCTAGAAAATCAAGAGAAGTTTCTCTCTGAGCAACCTGCAAATGATTCAGGCACCATGCCTGACACGGGTGGAGTTGCAAAGTGGGATCCGATTCTTATTTCTCTAGTTCGCAGAGCAATGCCTCAGATGATTGCTTATGATGTATGTGGTGTTCAGCCAATGACCGGTCCTACGGGATTGATCTTTGCTATGAAATCACATTACACTTCACAAGCTGGTGCTGAAGCATTATTTGACGAAGCTGATACTGATGCAACTGGTGGTGGACTTGGTACGCATGTTGCTACTGATGATACTAACAATCCGTTTGATGGTACTTGGACAACGGGTACTGGTCATACGACTGCACAGGGTGAAGCTCTCGGCGATGGTGGCGGAACAAATTATTCTCAGATGGCTTTCACCATCACGAAAACTTCTGTTACTGCTAAAACTCGAGCTCTCAAAGCAGAGTACTCAACGGAACTTGCTCAGGATCTAAAAGCCGTACATGGTTTGGATGCTGAAACGGAACTTGCGAATATTCTCTCTACTGAGATTCTTGCAGAAATTAACCGGGAAGTAATTCGTAGAATTTATAAAAATGCACGTTATGGTGCAGCTACTGATACTACGACTGCTGGCGTTTTCGATCTTAACACCGACTCTAATGGTCGTTGGATGGTTGAGAAATTCAAAGGTCTTTTATATCAAATCGAGCGAGATGCGAATGCTATTGCACGAACAACTCGACGCGGTAAAGGTAACTTTATGATTTGTTCATCTGACGTAGCTTCTGCTATGGCAATGGCTGGTATTCTTGACTATGCTCCGGCAATGTCAACTGGTCTTGACGTTGATGATGCACAGCGAACTTTTGCTGGTGTTCTCAATGGTAAGATGAAAGTTTATATTGATCCATATTGGGGTGGAACAACTGACCAATTCTATACAGTTGGTTATAAGGGATCTAGTG